CCACTTATTTAGATACAGCTACATGGTTAGATTTATTTTATGGAAAAGACCAAGAGCATTTAATGAAGTGGAGAACTTTAGTTTATGCTTATGATGAAGAAGGATTTATAAAAGGGAGTTTTAGATGACAGCAGTTATTAGTTATTTTGTTAGTGTATTATTATTTTTACCTACTTACATAGGCCCAGAGCCAAACACTGGTTGGTTACGTCTAATCTATCCATTCAGTGACAAAGAAGTTTGCGAGCAGTTTGTAGAATCAGACTACGAAGGTATAGCACAACATTTTAAAAGTGCAATACCTATTCCTGTAGAAATAAAAGAAATTTCTTGTTTAACAATAGAAGAAAATATGCAAAGAAATTTGGATATTGGTCATCTTCCTGATGCACCATCGTCAGGGCCCCAGGAAATAAAACCCCAAACAATGTCTTCCAAAAAACATAGAGATTGTGTGATACCGGATACTGGTAGCCCTTTCAGAGGCTTAACTACTGGAGAAGGTTGCTTCTAGATTAACACGGTATTTTATTATGATTTTGATTGATTGGAACCAGATAGCCATCGGCTCTCTGATGGTTGCTTTGAATAAGGGCAACCAATTGACCGGTGATTTATTTCGGCATATAGTTTTAAATAACCTTAGATTTTATCGAACCAAATTCAAAGAGGAGTTTGGTGAGATGGTTATTTGTTGTGACAATAAACACTATTGGCGCCGAGATTATTTCCCCAACTACAAAGCTAATCGTAAGAAGGACCGAGAGGTTACAGGCTATGATTGGCTACAAATTTTTGAGTTGTTGAATGGCTTGCGGGATGAGTTGAAAGAAAGTTTGCCGTATAAAGTTATTGATGTAGTTGGTGCTGAGGCGGATGACATTATTGCTGTATTGGTACATCGACCTTTTGATGCAGAAGAAGATAAGTTTGGTGTCATAGAAAGAGGTGTGCCGATGAATGTTATTGTGAGTAGTGATAAAGATTTCATACAACTTCATGGACGCCATGTGAAACAATACAGCCCTATGGCAAAAAGAATGTTGAAGAATGATGACCCTGTAAATTATTTGAGAGAGCATATTATTAAAGGGGACCGAAGTGATGGTGTTCCTAATATACTTTCCCATGATGATACGTTCATTTCTGCTGGGAGACAAAAACCAATAAGAAAGGCCATGATTAGAGAATTGAAGGAAGAGTTGAATAGGTTTGAGTATCAGGATCTTTTCCAAATTGCCAAATGTCCTAAAGATACCTGGATTCGTAACTGGCAGAGAAATGAAACTCTTATTGATTTTTCCAGAATACCTCAGCAAATAAGAAAGGATGTTCTGGATGAATATAGAAACGTAAAAGTTGGTGATAGAAGCCAACTGTTAAATTATTTTGTAAAACATAAGTTGACTGACTTAATGAGTAATATTGGAGATTATTAAAATGGTAGTAGAAACATATACCCCGTCATACCACGAGATTTGTACTAAGGTGAATAATGCCAAGGACAAACCCGCAAAAATTAAAGTGCTAAAAAAGCATCGCACTGAAGGTTTAGAAATGTTCCTGAAAAGTGCTTTAGATAGTAATATAGAATGGTTAATACCTGAAGGTGATGTGCCTTACATACAGAATGAGGCACCTGAGGGAACAGAACACACCCAGTTAGCTAGAGAGATTTTTAAGTGCCACAATTTTGTTAAGTTGAACCGGGAGTACTTGGATTTACCAGCAGTTATTGGTAACCCACAAATAAAACAAATTAAACGAGAGCAGATGTTTATTCAGTTGCTTGAAGGGCTACATAAAGATGAGGCTCGGATATTGATATGGGCCAAGGATAAGGAAATCAATAAGCGGTTCAAAGGCCTCAATGCTAATACAGTTCGCGAGGCTTATGGTTGGGATCAAAACTTCCAGCCAGCTTAAATGGTTCCAGGAAAAAACAGGGTAAGATTTTATCCCCGATGATTTTTCACCCTGAGCTCTACATAAGTATTCTCTAATATTCTAATAGGTGATAATCTCTTGACCAAGGGCTCTATATATGTTACCATGGTAGTGTTAGTGGGGAAAAATAAGTGAAATAAAAAGCCTTTGGAATCAATGACTTACAAAAAAGCCTTTGGAATCAACGACTTAGCCCTATTGACTAGATTTCACATATATGTTACCATATAGCATAGTTATTAGATTAATTAGGAGAAAAATATGATTATTATGCCTACCGTTGTTGGTTATGAAGTAAAGAATCCCACGACCCATAAGGTGATGAAATCCTTTGGGGCTGATGAGCTGGAAGAAGTCAGGGCTTATGTAGAAGGGCTAAACAAAGAGCAGTCCCGAATAATCAACGAGGACCGATTAGGTCCATTCCCTTACATTCATTTTGTCTTTGCTGAGATAGAAGAATGAAAACTAACATTTACGGATACCGAAGTCAAAATAAAGGTCTAGTAGATGATATATTCATGGCTGCATGGTTTTATGGTTTGAAACTTCTTGGCGGCCGACAAGCCCGACATATTTGGTTAGATGTGAAATTGACTAAAGACCTTAAAAAGAATTCTGGAGGATATGCCTTTTGTTATATTACTGGCGAAGTTAATAAACCCAGAGAGTTTGAAATAGAACTTGATGCTTCTATGAAGTTTGGGTTAGAAGAAATCCTTAAATGGCTTGCTCATGAGATGGTACACCTTAAACAATTTGTAAAAGGTGAACTGTGTGATTATGAGAATAAGAAAGTTCAATGGAAGTCTAAATTATTGTCAGACGATATGTGTTATGAAGATATGCCTTGGGAGAAAGAGGCATATCGACTAGAAACAAAACTCTATAAAGAATTTGAGGAATGGTATTATGATTGAAAGTAAACATTTTCGTTGTTATTACAAAAAAGAATTCCCAGTAGATGAATATGGAAGACCAGGTGGTCTTTATTCATTGGTTGATTTGCCTATAGCAAAATACGAAGTCTTACATCGTCCAGGTGTCGTTATTGAAGTAGAAGAATCGAATAAAACTTATCTTGTCCGCGATGAAGAAAAACACCATTGGGAGTTTTGGGTTCCGAAGGATGATGTGTCAGTAGGTGAAATTGACGATGATGATATCTAAGCCTATTGGTTGGTCTGATGAACAGGTACGAAGTATTGCTGAAAGTTTTAGTAAGAAGCGCCCAAAAAGAAAATGGTTTAATTCCGCTGAGGGATATCCAAATTCTCTAAAGAGTTGGGCCCATATTGTGGCTAATCAATTATACATGATGCATTTAGATGAGCGTCAGTTGATAGTTTTTATGTATTTTCTAGGTAACGAAATGACAGGAGTACAGACATTTGATCCTTCCGACGAAAGAGTGCTCAGCGATTATGACCCGCATGAGAACGGTTAGTTTTATATTATTATTGATAGTATTAGGAATTGTAATGATAATGAAAATAGAAAAAAATGGTATCAATCTAATTAAAGAATTTGAAGGTGTCCGATTGGAAGCTTATCAGGATTCTGTGGGTGTATGGACTATTGGTTATGGCCATACGAAAGGAGTTAAAGAAGGGGACCAGTTAACCCGCGAAGATGCTGAAACTATACTAGCCGAAGAATTGGACGAGTATGCTAAGTATGTCAAAAAATATGTGACTGTACCTTTAAACCAAAACCAGTTTGATGCTCTTGTGAGTTGGACTTACAATCTAGGTCCGGGCAATTTACGAGAAAGCACAATGTTGAAGGTACTAAATAACGGTGAGTATGATAAAGTACCGGACGAAATGAAAAGATGGAACCGAGCTGGTGGTAAAGTGCTTGCTGGGTTAGTTAGACGCCGAGAGGCAGAAGCAAAATTATTTTCAACACCAGATATAGGATAGAAAGAAAATGATGTCAGGATATAATGTAAGTTTAACAGGTCGGCAGGATTTAGAAGCGTTATTTCGTTCTAAGCGAGATAGGTTGGATAATGCCGAAAAGAAAAAATTGAAGGGGACAATTAGGACTTCCTATTTAGATGGGAAGATGAAACTGTCAAAAGCAATAGAGTTGACTAAAGGACGGAGAAATGAAAATGAAGGATAGGAAAGAAATGAAGAAGTTAGTAGCAACATTGGTCGCTGTGGGTGTCTTAGGTGGGTGTGCCAATATGAATAATGCCCAGCAAGGACAGCTGATTGGTGTTGGTTTAGGTACCATCGCCGCTCATAATCTATCCAAGGGTCATAAAGACCGTGGATTGGCTCTTGTAGTGGGTGCGATAGCTGGCGGTATTATCGGTCAACAGGTTGGGGCACATTTAGATGCTCGTGACCGTGAAATGTATGGACAGACAATGCAACATACATTGGAGAGGGCACCTGATAACTCAACTGGAAGCTGGAACAATCCAAATAGTGGCCACAGCGGTACAGTAGTTCCTACCCAGACTTATCAAGCATCAAACGGCCAATATTGCCGTGAGTTCCAGACCAGTGTTGTTGTGGGTGGAGAAACACAGCAGGGTTATGGACGAGCGTGCCGGCAGCCCGATGGCAGTTGGAAGATTAGTCAGTGAGATACCGAATGGTCAATCCAGAAACTGGTGAGCCTGAAGATATTGAGTGCTCAGTGGCAGATATGGAAGTCCTGAAACAAGAAAACTGGATAATGGTATTCACACCGAATAAAAACAGTATTATTTCAGGACGCGATCATTCAGGTCAAGGTGGAGGCCATGGCACCTCTGATGCCTGGAAAGATACTTTACGAAGAATAAAGGCTAATAATCCTAAGAGCACCATCGATATATAATAAATAGTTCACAACCCCATAACTGGAGGACTACTCTTGAGCAACCGGGCCCGGAAGAGAAAGAAGATGAAATATATTAATAGCAATTCACTAGTTACAATAGAGCCTATTGGTGAAAACCAAGCAGAAGTATTTAAGGCTTATGCGGAGGGCAAGAACTTGTGTCTTTCTGGTTCAGCGGGAACCGGGAAGACTTTTGTTTTATTGTATCTAGCATTAAAGGATGTTTTATCTAAAGATACACCTTACGAAAAAGTAGTAATCGTAAGGTCGTTATTGCCGAGCCGTGAAATAGGTTACCTCCCCGGTGACTTATCTGAAAAAAGTTATCTCTATCAAGCACCATACGAAATGTTGGTGAAATACTTGTTTGAAATGCCCTCAGACCAAGCTATGTCGGCATTGTATGATAACTTGGTGGAACAGGATTCCATAGAGTTTGTATCAACATCATTCCTACGAGGTACAACATTTGACCGTTGCATTGTGATTTGTGATGAATGTCAAAACTTCACCTTCCAGGAACTTGACACAATAACAACTCGTATTGGTCAAGACAGCACCATACATTGGGCCGGCGATGAGGCTCAGACAGACCTGAGAAATGGTCAAAAAGATGGATGGTATAATTTCCAAAAGATTATAGGAGATATGGATGAAGGTGTAGTAGTTGAGTTTGGTATAGGAGACATTATTAGAAGTGGTTGGGTGCGAAGTTACCTTATCGCTAAATCTAAATTATCTTTTAAACAAGATATGTCTTGACAAATAACCTTAGCCGTGAGATAATTATATTATGATTTTATTTGAAGATAAAAAATATATTATGAAGTTAGTTGAAGAACTAACACCTAACATTTTAAAGGAAATTAATTTCAATCCCAGCATAAAAGAACCTGGGCACTCATTTCATGGCCCTTTTGAAGCCAAGTTAGTAGAGAAATTAATAGCCGCTGATCCTAATTTTACTACACCCGAAGAAACCAGGTCTATTGAAGATATTAAATATAAAGGAAACTATATCAATATCAAGTTTGGTTTT